CCATCAGGTAAACCTTTCTCTAGTTCTAAATAACGATTGCATCTCTTTTTAGTAACTTCACTCATTTTTATCGCTCCTTTTTGGTTTTAATGGTTTTATGTTTTAAAGTTCGTACGAACTTCCCCCCCGCCCGCTCTTCACGGGTTTTAGGTTTTAATTACTGGCCCAGTCCTCAGGTGATCAACGCTCCTGGTTCCCTTTAGATTTATATTTGCTCTTTAGTGCTGGCCCAGTCGAGACGGAGGTTAAGCTAATTCTTCTTCTGACTTTTTTAATTCTTTTAAGTGTTCACTTCTCCACTTATTTAAAAACCAATAACTCTTATGCTTCAACCAGAATGATTTCTGTATTAATTTGTCTATTTTCTCAATTTGCTTTTCGTGATAGCTTTTTGATATACTCATAGTAAGATACCTCGCAAAAATATTTTCTTTCTGACTCTGTCGCAAGCAGAGTCTTTTTTATTGTTTTAGATAATTTATTTTGCCGTAAGTTCTTTTGTCCAGGTGATCTTGAAAAGTTAAGATTTCTGGATACCAATTCACAGGTATAGTTCCTGTTTTTCCCTCTCTATTTTTAGCAATTATAAATTCTGCATCGTTCTGGAATAATTTTTCTTCTATTCCTTCTTCTCGAGATTTGTAATATTCTGGTCTGTGAACCAACCCGACCAAATCTGCTGCTTCCTCAAGTTCTCCTGAATCTCTAAGATCACTTAATCGAGGTCTTTTATTAGATCTACTTTTTAAATCTCTATTAATCTGGTGAATTAACATTACATGACAGTTAAGTTCATCTGATAAATCTCTTAAATCTCTTGCTGCACCTGCATATCCTTTATCTAATCTTCCACCAACAGCACTGATTTTAATTAAAGTTAGATAGTCAATAACTATTAAACCGAGTTTATTGTCATAAAGATTGTCTGCTTTTCGTGAAATTGATTTAATAGTATTTATATCTAAACCTCTTTTTTCAACTACCTTTAAAGGCTTTTCTAAAAGCCAGTTTCGAGCAATATCAAGTGAATCTGTTTGTTTTCCTAAAATTCTACGCCTGGCTTCTTCGACTTCTCTATCTGCTTTTGACATTTTATCTAGATCCAATTTAGATTTTTTGTTGCTTGCATAATAATCATCAGAACACACTTGAGCTTTCTGTATCAACATTCGATCTATAAGCTTTTCTCTAGACATTTCCATTGAAAAAACTAAACTCGGCACATTACTGGTCTCTAAAATTTTACCTAATAAAATTAATGAGATAGCTGTTTTTCCCATTGAAGGCCGTCCAGCTATGATAGATAGGTGTTTTCTGCTCAATCCACCTGTCATAATGTCGAAGGATCTAAACCCAGTTTTTATTTTTTCTACCGTTTTACCTTCCTGGCGTTCGTGAAACCTCCTGAAGCTTTCCATTAGAATATCCTCTACACTATGAATCAAATTCTTATCTAAATTCTTACTGGTTGAGTTGAATATTTCGTCCTGAACTTTAGATTTAAAGTCATCTGGCTCTAACTCGGTGTCTTTGAGATACTTATAAGCTTTATTCAACGATTCTTTAACCTGGCGTCTATCTCTGATATCATTCAAATTATCAACTATAGTCTCTAATTCCATTGGCACAAAATATTTATTATCTAAAACTTCTTCTGTTTTATTCTGACCAAACTTATTAGTAGAATAAAGCATTATCTTAGTTTTTTTGATATCTCCGTCTTTTAGATAATCCTGCTGCATCTTTTTAAATATCTCTGAGCAATATTCACTGTGAAAAGAATTTATATTGATCTGATCAGCTACATCTGCAAAGAGCTCTGGTTCTGAAAGTATTGAGGTTATAAAACCTTTTTCAAGTTCATGATCATAAAATACATTGTCATTCATACTTAGCAGCCCTTTCTTCTAATCTCTTTTTAGCAGCGTTGAGCCGTTCTTTTTCTTTATCTTCACCGACTGGGCCAGAATTTTTGTTTAAATAAGTCTCATAATACCGATCAGGTCCGAAAAACTTTTTAATATGCATAACCCATTGTTCCTCAGTTCCTTCTCGCTTGCATTTAGCAGCATAAGCCTTAACAGCTTTAATTAAATCTTCCTCAGAAACACCTCTTCTTCTGGTTGCTGCCCATTTTCTCCAGCCTGCAAGCTTATTTCCTCGCTGGTACGGGTAAAGATTATATATTCTTTCAAATTCTTCTGGATAATCATAATGACCATTTTCTTTTTTAGTGGCAGAAAATTCATCTCCACCAGACTGAGTGTCGGAATCATTTTCCGACGAACTATTTTCTTTAACATTCTTCACATTCTTTACATTCTTGTTTGTTTTGCTCTCCGTATGCTCTCCTTCTGCTCTCCTTTTGTCCTCCTTCGAACCCCCTTCTGACCCCCTTATGCTACCCTTTTGGTCAATTCCTTCTTTTTGTTGATATGACGGGGATTTACCCTTTTGGTTTTGGTATTTTTCCCAGTTTAATATTCTAATAATTGAGAATTTATTCTTATAAGTGGTGGTGTCATACTCTATCATTCCATCTTTTTCGAACATTTTTACTGTTTTATATAATTTATCTCTACTTACCCCGATTGCTTCGGCAAATTTGATTGTCCCAAATATTAATTCGCCTGGCTGAATATCGATTACTTGATAATTTATTGGTACTTTTCTTTTTTTGTGGCTGGCTTTGCTTAATAGAGTAATCCAGATTTTTAGTTTTTCTGGATCATCATAGACCCAGTGATCTAATAATTCTCTGTGCAATTTTATCCAGCCGTTTGAGATTACTTCCATTCTTCACACCACCCCTACTGTCTTAAAATTGCTCTCCTTTTTTCTTTCCTGAATTCTTGATAATCATTTTTAAATTTTTCTGGGTCTTTTCCGATCGTTTCTACTAAATCGAGAATGTTTTGATGAATCTTTCCACTTTCTCCCTCTCTGATCTTATAAATTGTGCTCATAGACACCTGGGCAACACTCGATAAATCTGCATAAGTCCAACTTCTTTTTTCCATTAATTCTTTGAGTGGATTTTTCATTAAAATTTACCTCCTATTAATTTTTGTTTTTTCTTTTCTTTCTACAACTAATGATATATAATAATATATATGTTAGGCAAAAGAAAAAGACATATAATTAACATATAAAGGGGAATTTAAAATGAATAATTTAATAAAAAATAGTTTTTTTGAGAGTGAAATATATTTCAACCCTCCCTATCAATTCAGGGAAGGTGAAAAGGGAGAAAAAATTCTTTCTGCAGCTGAAATAAATTCTTTTATTAAAAAAATAAAAAACTTTGGATTATCAAAAATGAGTAAGAAAATAACTGGTTTTAACAATAATGATTTAGTTGAGAGGGCAAAAAATATAAGAATTTATGGTACTGGAAAGCAGCAAAAATTAAGTTATAATCCTTTTGAAATCGACTTTTTGCTTGAATTATCTAATCTTAAAACAGATAATTATTCAGAGATATTAAGATTTTTAAATGAATTTGGTCCTTTGGGTTTATCAAATATAGGTTATGCAGAACTTTATGATCATAAACAGATGATCCCTGGCAGTTTATTTGATTTCATTTATCAAATAGAAAAATTTAAATATTTAACTAAGCTCGCAGATAATATCAAACAAATAAATTTAAATAATTATTCTTTTAATCAGAAAGAAAGCTTATTTGACGGGAATTTTGTTAATCAGGGGATAAAAAAAGAGGATAGCAAATTGGAAGCAGCTATAAAATTTTTTGAGCAAGAAATAAATATTAATTTAATAAGCACTTCCCCTTACATAAAAATTAATGATACTGGAGATAATATCAGTTTTAAATCTCAATTTAGAGGTGTTAATATTTTAAGTATTGCTTATTATAATCTTTATAATTCACTAACAAATAACAATTTAAGCAGCTGTAAATACTGTCATAAATTCACAGCTGGCCTTGATTATTGTAAAGCCCCTGAAGGAAAAAGAGTTTCTTCATGTAAAAATAAATATGATCAGAAAAGAAGTTATTATAAAAATAAAATTAAAAATGATGAAATAACAATAGCTGAAGTTTCAAAAAGAACAGGTATTTATGAGAAGGACATAAAAAGCTGGTTATAAATAAAAAACCCGACCAGCACTCGCTGATCAGGCAAAATAAAAGCCCTGACTTTTACATCAGAGCTCAAATAGTGTATAATATTATTGTCGAATTATGTCAGTTCTTTAATTAGAGCTGGCATTTTTGTTTTTGTTGAATTCAAATGAGTCTAAAATCTCATTTAAATCAGTTGTCTTTAGATAGCTGGTTATATTTTCTTTAAATTCTTCTCTAGTTTTCTTTTCAATTCCTGCTGCAAACCCTTCTAAATAAGCAGATTCTATTATTTCTTCTCTTAAATCTGAAATAACACTAACCATTTCTTCAGATACTTCTTGATCTGCTAAATCCAAAATTTTATCTTCAAGATTCCTGTATTCGCTGTTAGATTCTAATTCATCAGTTATTTTTTCATAAGTTTTAGATACCATTTAATTAAATACCCCCTGATTAATTTTTAAAACCTTTTTCTTGATCAACATAATCCCAGCATTGCTGCACTGTCCAGTGTGGATACTGCTGTGAAATTAAAATATAATCTGCTGTTCTTTCAGCTTCCTCTCTGGTGTCAGCCTTTCCTCTCCTGGTGCCGTTGATAAATATCTCCCATTTTTCGCCGACTTTTTTAGTCTCAATTTTATTCTTAGATTCTTTTTTCCAGTCATTTAAAAAATTATAACTGATGATCACATCAGAATTAACCAATTCTTTGGCCTGATCATAATTTAAACCATAACTTCGAAGCATTTCTACTTTAGCAACTCTTTGAGCTTCTTCTGGTTCTTCAAACCTGCCAATAACTACATTGTCAATCTCAACAACATACTTTCCAGCTGCAGAATATAATTTAATCAATTCACCTTGCTTAGTTTTCCCTATTTTCCTACTCATTTTTTAACCCCTTTCATTTTCCATAATGCTATCATAGACCATTTTTCCAAAAGGAGCATAAACTTCTTTCTCAGTTATATCAGGACTTCTGTCTATAATTTCTCTTTTTTGAACAGTTCCTGATTCACGACTTAAAGTTACTCTTTTAATTGCTAGAGACATTGTGATCACTTCCTTTCTTCGATTGCGGTTACTAATTTCTCAACTAAACTTTTTGCCTGGCCAACTGTCATTATTTCGATAATATCATTATCTTTATCTTTTAAAATGATATTTTTCTCATCATTAAAAACTTTAACCTGACCGATAGTTATCACCCCCTTTTTTTAGTATAAGGGTGTCGAATAATACCGACTACCTTTAAATATCTAAATCTGCTACATACTTTCTGACCTGCTCAATTGCCCAGTCTTTATAGGTTTTACCCTCTAGACTTAGCTTTGTTCTAAGTTTTTTGTGCAGCTCTGGATCTATCTGAACTGTTAGTGTTTTTTTGTCATCACTCATTTCTTATCCCCCTTTTTTATTGGATTAAAAACATTTTAACATTTTTAAATTAAAAAATCAAATAATTTTTTATAAAATTTTTACCAATACGATTTTTAAATATAAAATTCCCTGGTACTTTTATTAATTTCTTCCTGAGTGATTCCTATATAATCAAGAGTTTCAGAAGGAGAACTGTGATTAAATATTTTTTGCAGCATTGCAACATCTTTATTTCTTTTGTAGTGCCAGTAACCGAATGTCTTTCTGAGAGTGTGTGTTCCAATTTTCTTTAAACCTACTTCATCAGCCGCTTTTCTTAGCACTCTATAAGCTTGCACTCGACTTATTGGTTTATTTTCTCCTTTTCTGCTTTGAAACAGATACTCTTCATCATTCATACCAATAATATAGTCATTTAACTGTCTTTCTACAATTTCATTAATCGTAAATGGTTTTAATTTTCCTGTTTTCTTTTCTCTAACTGTTATTTCATAAGTGTTTTTTACATCTTTTACTTTAATTTTTAATAAATCTGAAATTCTAAGCCCAGAATTAATTCCGAGCTCAAATAGAATATAATCTCTAAAATTATGTCTTTTCAAAACGCCTTTCATTTCCTTAATTTTTTCTTTCTCTCTGATCGGATTAACTTTCTTCATTTTATCACTCCTTTTTACTATTATAATACTTGGAATGTAACAAATCAAAGTATTAATAATAATAAAAAGAAAAATAAAAATATAGTATTGCTTAAAACTTTGATATAACAGGAATCTAGCCCATTTTAGTTAATGTAACTTACCCGACGGAATGTTACATTCATTTTTAAAAATAAAAAAATTACTCCAGAAAATATGTATTTTCCAGAATAATTTAAAAGTGCTTTTATTTAAATTTTAGATTACTTATTTTGCCCCTCTGAAATTCCAAAAATCAAACCTATTACACATATTATTTGTATCAGGTAAAGAACATTCTACCACGGTGAAACAATAAGTCAATCTTCCAAATGAGCATAGGAGAGAGAGTTTAAAAACTCATATCTCCTAAAAATATTTAATATAAATAATAATTTTGCTGCTCCCGCTATCTTTGGCCAGAATAACGAAAATAAAAAAAGACCAGCCTTTTACAGCTGGTTTTCTCAAAAGAAAATCAATTTGGAAATCAAAAATTTAGAACTTGTTAATTGTTATCCTGTTATTATTTTATCACAGCTTAAATGATCTATGCAAGTAATTAAATAGTAAAGGTATTATTTATTTAAAAGCTCTTTTAATAGTTGATATAACAGTAATATTCAAAACTTCTTTTAAATAATTTAAGGGGGTAACTGTTAATAGGGGTTGAGCATCTGATAAAGGGTTTTTAAGACCCTCTAAATTAAATCACTATTTGAATATAACCAGATAAAAAATATATCTCTGTTTATTCTCCAGCCGAGTCCTGGTATTTTCTTTGCTCCAGGTATCTGATCATTATTTAGCATTTTATAAATCTGGCCGTCGTCGTGAATATCTAAAATTTCTTTAACTTCACTAACTTTCATCAGCAAAGAATGTTTTTCAACTTCCTGATCAACTCTTTTTTTAATGATTTCTTTAGTTATTTGCTCAAAATTCATTTAAAACCTCCTTATTACTGTTATAACAGCGATTTTAGACGATGATAACGCAAAAAGTTTTCTGCTGCATGTACTCTAGACCAGCTTTTTGCTTCTATGATCCCTGTATTCAACACCAGGGCCAGCAAATTTAACATTTTAAAAGACCTTTTAAATATTTCTCATTTGACAATCGGCAAAAGTTGGATTAAACTGATAATAGATAAAGAAAACCCCCAGACAAGGTGCAACTTATCTGGAGGTCGTTCGGCTGACTATTTATTTAGATATTTAGTCAGCACAATGAACAGTCCTAAAACAATGGTTAGACTTAGATTAAATCTAAAGTCTAAGAGAATAAGGATATTCATAGTCATCACCTCCTTTCTATCTCGGCGTGATGACGAACTTTAAACTGCCTATAGGGGCAGTTTTTTCTTTTGAGAGGGTAAAAAATAACCTCTCACTATTATTATTCAGCTTTTCTCGTAAAAATTCAACCCACCTCATCAAAATTATTTCATTTTTACCGAATTTTTACCTCTTATACAGACAATCATTCTTCAAAACATTAAATTTCCTCGATATTTGTTGATTTTTGTTGCTTAAAAAATGATTAAAATATCTATGCTGCTTGATCAACTGAAATAATTCTTTCCAGAGGTCGATATTCTCTGAAACATCACTTTTATTTTTAAATTCTGGTCTTCCAAGCTCCTGGAGGTTGCTAAAAATAGAATACTCAGTGATCAACTCAATTTCAACTGGATATTTGAGCATCTTTAATGCTCTTATTACTGTTTTTAAAGTATTCTCTAACTCTCCAGCTTGTTTGAGTGGTCCTTTTATTTTTTTAGAGTGCTGCCCTGATATCAATAAGGCTGAATAATATTTTTCCGTTGCATAAACTAAAACTCTGACAGTCATTTACACTCACCTCTTTTAAACTTATGTTCGCTTTTTTGATAAAAATTTTTGGGCTTTTTTTAACAAATTTCGACATTTTAGAACTAAATCTTACAATTTTCAAGCTTTTTTAGCATTTTTCTTTTCTGATCTATTTAATTATACTACTTTTATGTTATTTTTTTAAATCTTATTTTCTATGTTATTTAAAAGCATTTTCTCACTGTTTTTTTGATATCTATATACTTTTATGTGATTTTTCGCTAAAACCTTAGCTTTCATTCATGAGAACAGACAAGCTGTTATCATTCATTTCAAGTTGAATTTTAAGGTAAGTAGCTCACTTTAAGGTTAATGCTTGTTTGCTTTCGTTTAGCCTTCATATGAGCAGGTTTGAACAGCTAGCACTGTTGGAGAGGTTGAGAAGTGAGCGTACTTCCCCCTTTGCATTAAGAAAATACAAAAAGGAGGAAGTATTAACTAGCACCGCAGTGTCGGCAGTGTCGTTCACATAACAAGCTCTGCAGCATGATTCGGCCACCGCTTGCTGACTAGAAGTGCTCAGGTCCAACTTTACCACTATCTCTAGCCTCTTCCCCTTTACTAACCTTAAAAGCTTTAAATCGGCTTATTACGGCGTTCAATTGGGACGGGTTGCTCTTTTATCCGAGTTGTCTGATAACCTGTCCTGAATAACTGGAATTTAAGTCCCAGGAACAGGTTTAATACTGATCAGCTAAGTTATTAACTTAAACTGGCTGTAAGTCCAGCTGACTGCCCACTATATCCTCGTGGGTCAATGAGTAGATAATTTTAGTTTTCCCTGGCTAGCTCAAACGACGGTCCCTACCCGTCGGCAGTTTTTTTGAGAGTTATCCTCTAACATCTAACCTTTTCTGTGAAAAAAATTAGAAAAGGACCTGCCCATTCCTGGACAAGTCCTCAGATTTTTAAGATTTCTCTTGAACTTTATTAAGTTATTTAGTATAATCAAGTTGAACTTAATAAAGTTCTAAATCTGCTACTTGCTGTGAAAGTGGCAGTCAAAGCCGCTGGTGCTTCCAACACCGAGCGGTTGAATTTTTTCTATATGTAATTTTTTGATTAAATTTCTAAATAATTGTATTGCTCTGCTATTAATAATACACTTTTTTATAGAGTTTTGCAAATATTTTTTACAATAGAGTAAATTGACTGGAAAAAATCAAACTTTAGGAAGAATAACTAAAACTCATCACAACCAACAAATTTTTATGATCAGCCACCTGGCTGGTCTTTTTTTATTATTTCTGATCAGCTTTAATTGAGTTAGTTTCCAGTCTATCTGTTCTGGCTGCTATCATATCTCTCTACCTTTCTGGCTGTTATTTGCCCTGATTTTTAAGCTCACTGCTTATATTCTGCTTCATCTGATCCCTCATTGAATTAACAATATAGCTTTTCATCTGCTCCAGGGTTTTTGTCTCTTTTCTTAAATCAGGAGCGACTGCATGCTCAATAATATGAAGAACAGAATTTAATTCAACTAATCTCATCTGTTTTTCCATTACTTCCAGTGGATCCTTAAATGTTTTAACTTTTTCTTCGGCTATTTCAATTCTTAATCTGCTTTTTCGTTCTTCTAAAATATTTTTCAGTTCACGAGTGTTCACGATATCACCTCCAATTTTAATTTTTTGACCCGATATTTACTATCGTTTTTCTTCGGGTGGTTTTCCATTGCTTCTGGCAGCTCTCCTCCTTCTTCTCGGCTGAAGCAGTTTAGCTGCCGACCAGAAATGACTAAAATTAAGATTCTCTTTTTCTTTAGTGTCTCTCTGGTGGTGTTTTTGAGTATTTTATTATTGTCTATAACTGTCTAAGATTGCCGTTATATCAACTATTTTTCTGACTGGATAACTAACTATCATCTACTATACCATATTCTCAAATTTGTACAAAATTATTTTTAAAAACAACTAAAAAATCGGTAAAATTTATGTTTTGAAGTAAAATCAAATTATAAATAACTCTTAGGGAGATATTTGATACCTCAGGGCCGATATTAGCACCTTTAAAACAGATATTAGGTATCTGTAGTTCCATCATGAGGGGGTCTAGAGCTTCATATCTACCATGTAGAGCCCCATATCTACCATTTTACTCACTTTTACCTATAAGGTGGAATTTTATGTTTTGAAATGTCATAATTTAATTTAACTGGCCAGAAATATAAAGTTATAGACAGCTGAAAAAATATTATTTTTCTTGCAGAACCCCTTGAAATAGATTTCAAGTAATTACTGTTCTATTGACGATCTGCAGCAGAAATTTTCAACTTAAGGCCACCAGGTGTGTTTTAATATTTTAAGTTTAAGTTTAGACATAATAATTATATATGTGAATTATTTCTCTTGATTTAATATAAAAAAATAACTGCAGATATTATCCTGCAGCAGCTGGTGAACTATTTAAAAACTTTCTGTATTTTATTGATGATCCCTTTTTCTCTTTTCTGTTTCAGCTTAATTTTAAGCTGTTTATTTTCTTTTTTTAGATTCTCAACAAGCTGATCTTTATCCTTTAGCTGATTTTTTAGCTTTTGAATCAGCTTTTCTTTATCATTTTTCTGGCTGATCAGATCTTTAATTTCACTATGTAGCTTTTGGTTTTTCTCATCTTTATCTTTTAACTGCTTAGATATTACCTTAAATTCGTCCAGAATCGGCTCATTTACCTGTTTTAACTCTTTGACTACTGTATTTATTACCTCTTGCCCTGCTTTCTCATTTTCGGCTGAAATAAGCCGTTTAAACTGGTCTTTCATTTCTTCGGCTGAAATAGGTCGGTTAACTTCTCTAATATTTACAGTCTGAGTTTCTTCAACTGCCTGTTCTTTTAACTTTTTGGCCAGATCATCAAGATTTTTTTCAGTAGTAGTCCACCTTTTTCCATACTTAAAAGGCCTTTTTTCTGCTTTGAGCTCGCCTGAAAGAATTTTCTTTCTGATCCAGGACTCTGATTTGCCGTAATAATCAGCTGCTTCTTTGATTGTCAGCTCTTCCATTTTTAATTTACCTCCTAATTTTTAAGGTCTTATTGCTATTATTTATTCATTAATAGCCAAAAACCTGCATGAAATATAAAAAGTCCAGTAATTAACTGGACTAATATAAGGGGGTAACCATTACAAGGGGTTGAGCATCTGATAAAGGGGTTAAAATACCCTAAATATTGCTTATAATCACTGTCATAGCAGTATTTTAGACGCCGATAACGCAAAAAGTTTTCTGCTGCATGTACTCCAGACCAGCTTTTTGCTTATAAGGCCTGCTGTTTCAGCTGTTTAAAAGAAATTTTCTATTTTTTTATCTAAACTTTTTAACATTTTTTTTGCAGTGGCCACAGGTACCGTCGAATCACTTAATTTTGTTGCTGCCAGGTGAATATCTTGATCATTCTCATAAACAGACTCAAATAACAATTTTTCTTTATAAGTGAAACTCATTTTAATTATATTATACAATTCTACCTGGATACTCTCAGGTTGTTTTGCAAAAGCTTTAGATTTTTTCTTTATTTTAAATAAACCATTATCAAACTTTTCTTTTTCTGAGAGCTCATCAGTCTCAATTTCTGGTTCTTCTTTTTGCTTTTCCGATTCTTCAATCTTTTTAATTTCTCTGAACTCTTCATCTTCGCTTAAATCTTCTGCTTCAAAACCAGCATTATCCCAGATTTGAGACTGATCAACCCATTCTAAAAATGGTTTTTGAATTCTCTTTATCAACTTTTTGGCCTGCTTATATTTATAAGAACTTATTTCACCTGGTATGAGCTTTAGATATTTTTTTATTAAATTTAATTCATATTTTTTAATTTTTTTAAGCTCGAGTTCTATGATCCTGTTTAAATTTAGAAATAAATCATAAACTCGCTGCCTTAAAAGTGAGACATCAGCGAGAAGGACAGCTCTGTTTGCTGTAGGATCCGATATTCCTGTTCTATTAGCTGTTTTAGCATAATCAAAACGAAGTGCAGTCAGACAATAATAATCGTCATCTTTAAAGCTATGTTCAGCTCGGATTTTTAAAAATTTCAGTTTTTCCTGCATTTTTTTAGTCAGTACCATTTTAACGAATTCTTCAAATTCATCTATTGTCAGCACTTTAAGTCCTCCCAACCACTTCAGATTATTCTTTTTCTATCTCGTTATCGTATTCGTGCAGCCACTCTGAGAATATAAAAGCAAGTGTTTCCAGCATTTTTGGCTGCTTAAATAAGACTTCTTTTCTCAGATTTAAACCTTTTTTGACATAACTTTCGCCTGATTCACTGTCAATCCCTTTCATCTGCAGCTGTAAAGCCCCGTGTTTTTCATAATGCTGCAGCAAAAGACTGCCGTTATCAATCACTTCTGGTTCTTCAACTTCCCAGTATTTGTTCTGATCTGATTCAATCATCGCTATTCCTCCTGATTTTTTATTTTTTCAAGCTCTTCCTCTTTCTTTTTAATTTCTTCCTCAGGTGGCTTATTGCCTGAAATTTCTTCTGGATCATACTCTGAAAGCTCGGCTAATGCCTGCCTAACTTCATTTCTAAGCATTGAACTTATAAGATTAGTATTATTGACTCCTGTCAACTGTGGAGCCAGTTTTGATGGTATTGATAACATTCTATTCCTAAAAACAACCAGCATGTTGGTCATAAACATTTCAACATCTTCTGCCTTATGAACCTCAGCTTTCATCTCAGAAAGCTCAATCTCAGCTTTTTCCCTTTTTGCTTTTTCATGCAGAGCACGCTCTTTGTTATACTGCTCCTTGTAGTCTTCATCGGTAAATTTATTATTATAATATGCTGCCACGCACTCGACACAATCGAAATTTCCACTCACCTCGCGTTCAAAGACATCTCCTTCGTCTGCAAGCTGATTTACTCTCCTTACTGTTATACCAAGTATTCGTGCCAGTTCTTTACTCTTAACTTCATAGCTCATTTATATACTCCTTTCTAAAAATGGAAGGAAATCGCCCTAAAATATGCAAAATCTAGCGAATTCCTGGGCTTACTCATCACCGCAAGTAAATGGATTGCCGAAAGAACCTACCGTTTTTAGGCCCATTCTCGTGCGTTCTGAGGGCTGATGAGGAAGGAGCAGAGTGTGAAGCTCCGCTCCTTTTTAGGAAGGTTAAACCTCTCAGCTTACAGATTGCACTCTATTAATAATCGTCTGTCGGCTAATATGAGACTCTTTAAGTATTGTTTAAAATTAAATTGGAGGTGAGTCTCGATTAAAACAGACTGTTATTTTTAGTTATTCTTTTTTGTGAACATAGCCTTCGAGATATTTCTTATATGATTTATCTCCTTCTAGCCAGTCTTTATACATAGATTCTCTTTCATGATTAAGCATTTCAACTCTACCGTGTTCATGAATTAAATGCTCAATAATGCTTAGCTTGTTGATGACATCAAGCGAACCAGGTCTGTCGAAAATATGACGAACTTTCTCTATTTCTTTTTCCAATTGTTTTTTTAATTCCTTAAGTTGCTCCTGCCTTTTACGGCCTGCCTTTCTATAAGTAATTCTTTTTTTATCGACTACTTGATAAAGCTCTAACAATTCTTTTCTTTGCTCTGGTTTGATTTGAATAGAGCCAGCTGCTTTATAACTATCTATTCGTTCTTCCAGTTCTGCTATCTCATCTTTAGCATTTGAAATCTTTTTATTTAGATTATCAGTTTTGCTGCTCTTTCCCTGCAGCTCTGCTTCAACAAGATCAGCTCTGTATTGAGATAACTCTTTTTCTAATTTTTCTTTTTCAGACTGCAAATAATTAATATTCTTTTTGATTTTCTTTTCTCTATCACTATGCAGATCTCTTATTTCTTTAACCTTACTCAGAAATTCCTCCTTAGCCTCTTCATAGTCTCTCTTTTTTAATGCTAAAGGGTCAGAAGCCAGCGAACTGGCTGACTCCTGATTGTTTGAGTTTTCTTCATCTACAATGGTCTCATCTTCAAAGTTTCCGATTAGTGAATTAATTTTATCTTTAATGCTCATTTTTTAACATTCTCCTTTTTTTAGCTAAAATCAACTCGAGGATCTCCGCCTAAGTCAAAGAATATTTCTTCGATCATGTCTCTTAATTCTCTATTTGACCGATCTAATTCTTTTTTATCAGCGTTTCCTTTTATTACATTTTCGATATTGATTTCAATTTTAGTATTTTTTGTCGAATTATCAGATTTTAAATTATTCAGAACTTGACTCGCTCTCGAAGGAGCTTCTTTTAATTTCTGAATAATAGTTTCAGTCTTACTGGCTGTAGTTACCTGAGAGCCTTTCGGCATATTAACCATCTCGGGCCCCTGTTCTCCAACTATTGCGAGACCACCACCAAAATTATTTGTTCCTTTTGCCAGCAGTGGTATTTTTGGGATATCAGGTCCGAAGTTTTTCCCTCCGACTCCTGGGACCCAATCAGGGATTGTAACATCAATCTTTCCAATACCAGCAATAGCAGTATTAATCAGACCAATAGTGTTATTAACTGGAAGCTTAATCAGATCACCGAGAACTGAAAAAGCACCTCCGACAGCCTGTACAGCTCCGTCCCAGGCCTTTGACCAGTTACCAGTGAAAACACCACTCACAAAGTCAACCAGGCCGTTAAATGTGTCTTTTCCTGACTGATAAATGTCGGTTATTCCGCTTGCGAAAGCTTCAACGACAGGTAGATTTCTGATAAGATCATAAAATGCTTGTAATTTAGGTAGTATCTTATCCCAATTCTTATACACCAGGTACCCTGCTGTTGCTAAAGCTCCTATCGCTATCGCTACAACTGCAATAGGGTTAGCTGACATTGCGAGGTTTAAAGCTACCTGTGCCTTACTTGCTGCAAGCGTTGAGTATCTGGCAGCGTTCATTATTCCCTGAAAAGTGCTGTAAGCTTTAGAAATACTCTGCACTATCATTCCTACTTTTTGCACGGCAATTACACCAAGCTGAGCCGTTTTATAAGCTACAAGTGCTGAGGTTATTCCGAAAACTATTGGTTCTATAGCTGTCCAATTATCATTAAAGAAATTATAGACATCTAAAGCTTTATTGGATAAACTGATCAGCACATCAACTGCTGCAGGTATTCCCGTGTTGATCATCCAGTTTAAAGCGGGTTTCCCTGCTTGAAAAGCATTAGAAAAGCTCCTTTTGACAACATTTAGTCTCATTTTTAGAAATAAAATTCTCATGCTATTGTCATCTATAGCTTCTTTCACGCTATTAAATGCTGCAGCACCAACCTCAAATACCCTTCCGAGCTGACCTGCAACTGCTTTAAATTTATTTCTTATTCCCTCTGAATTGCTGAGAACATTAGTTAAAGCAGAGTTTAAGCCAGGCAGAGTAACATTTCCGAAGTCCTCTTTTATCGTATTCCCGAGCTGTTTAAATCTATTCCATAAGGCTTTGGTTGTACTTATTTTGGTTTCAAATGCCTTTTTACTAGCATTTTCTGCATCAGTCATTGCTTTTGTCTTTCTGGTAAAAGCATCGGCCTGATCTCCAGTTAAAGCTAAAACATTGGTCAGAGCTTCTGTTTCACGAAATAGTTTACCCATTTCCTGAGTAGATCCACCAGTGATTTTATTTAATATTTCAAGTGAACCTTTAAAACCACGGGCCTTAATCATAGCTTCACCAGAAGAATGACCTAAACCAGTAATGACTTTTTGCATATCAGAAGAAGGTTTGATGAATGCTTTCATTATCCCTCTTACACCCGTTGCAACTTCTGCAGTGTTACCAGTAACACCAGTTAAAGTGGCCATAGCTCCAAATAAGGGCTCCATACCTACACCTAAGCTGGAAGCTATTGGAGCTACTTTTCCCATATTTTTAGCTAATTCAGGAAAAGTTGTATCTCCATGTTTTACAGCTTGAAAACCTAAATCTGATATTTTTTCAGCTGCTGCTAGTCCTTCTTCACCATATGCTTTCATAGTTCCAGTAACAAAAGCCACACTGTCAGCAACTTTAACATTTCCTGCAACTGCATTTTCTGCAATCTTAGTGAATATTTTCATTGATTCAGGACTTTCACCCAGGGCAGAAATTGTTTTATATAACCCTGTGGATAACTCGTCAGAAGACTTTCCAACTGCAATTGCCAGTTCCTGAACTTCTTCCTTGTAGTTTCCTATTTTCTTTTTGGCATCTCCATCTAAAAGTGTTGCTACATCGGCCATCTTGTCATTCAAATTCATTGCTGATGTAGTTACACTCTGAAAACTTCTGACTATAGCTCTGGCACCAAAATAAATACCAGCTGCAGCAAAAGCATTTTTAACGGTTCTACCGAGTTTAGAAAAAGCACTTTCGGTATAACCAGCTCCTTTTCTGATGTTTTTCATGTTCTTTTGCACTTTAGCAAAGGATTTATTCATTGAAGATTGGACTTTAGCTCCTAATAAAAAATGAGTTTGATAAGTAGTTCTGCTTGCCACGATAGATTGCACCTCCTTTCCTTTTGAAATTTAATAAATTATTTTTAATTAAATCCTCTCTGCTTTCTCTTTTTATCAGCTGTCTTAGCTAAATTTTGAGCCTTTAGTTTTAACCTGGCACTCTTGCTATTCATAGCTGCTAAGATTTCGCTGACTTCCATCTCATCATCAGGATCAATATTTAATGATCTGCATTTAGCTTTGATTTCTTCGTACTTTTCAGGGTCATTCTTAAAATCTTTAAGCTTCATACCCACTGGAACCACCTCCTTTCCCACTAATTTTTCTTTTTTCATACTACCTAAATATAAATTTATTTTTTAATGAGCTCTAAATGAGCCCGTTTTTCTCCTTTTTCAACTTGATCTAATTTGTCTAAAAATACTTTTTGAAACTCTGGATCACTTTCTGCCCTGGTTAATAAATAGTGATGAATCGAGCGGGCCAGCGGTTTCTTTTCGCCTTCGGCTCCCTCTGTGTAAATTAAAAACATAAATAGTGATTCGTCTCTATCTTCATCATAATTTTTAGCCAGTTCTTTGAGCTCATCAGGCTCCTTTTGAATAATAGCAGCTAAATCTTTTATTTTGGCCACTTCTTCAAATTTTACTAAATGAGTGATCACTGTCTCACCAAAAATATAAAGAGAATCTTCCAGGTTACTTTTAAGTTTCCTGGCCTTACTAACCCTTTTTTTTTCCCTTTTATTTGATTTATTTTTATCTATGAACTCTTTTAAGTCTTTGATCCCTTTTAAAGCTTTCTCAATTTTCTCTTTGAAAGTTAATAATACTTTTCTGTGCAGCCAAAAACTGGCATGCTCCTTTTCCTCAGCTGAACTATTAGGATTTTCAATTGTTTCTAAATTTTTTATTGCTTCTTCTCCGAAAAGTTTGATCATATTAGTTCTTTCTTTCTGACTAATTAGCATTATTGACCTCCTCAAATATTTCACGCAGCACCTGCATTGAGCCAGTTTCAACCTGGTAGTCATTTAAAACTACTTTTGTTTGCTCTAACAATTGGTCTCTTTCTTCTTTCAGCTGCTCAATGTAATCTGTAACAGTTTCAAATTTAAGATTATCCTCACTTAAGCTGTAATTAAGCTCCTTTTCCTCCGAGCGGGCCAGCTCATTATTCGGAAACATCTCTTTTTTCCAATCTCCCAGTGATTTGAGTTCCTCTTTTTCTACTTCTACCAGGGTGATTACAGCTTTATGTAGTTTACCATTCATCAAATAATAAATATTTTCCTCTGAATTGCTGTAACTTTTATCTTTATCAACTAAAGCCTGATAAATAGTCTCTTTTAAGAATTGTTCACAGACTCTATGAATCGGATCATGTCTTTTTAGAAAATTATTAGCCCAGTTTAAAGTTATATTTCTATGTCTGATAACCTCATCTATTAAATTTTCTTCCAGTTCATCGCCTGGGCCATCAGGTAAACCTTTCTCTAGTTCTAAATAACGATTGCATCTCTTTTTAGTAACTTCACTCATTTTTATCGCTCCTTTTTGGTTTTAATGGTTTTATGTTTTAAAGTTCGTACGAACTTCCCCCC